CTGACGGAACAATCACAAATGCAAAATTAGCAGGTTCTATTGCTAATGCAAAGTTATCAAATTCAAGTATTACAGTAAATGGACAGTCAATATCACTAGGGGCAAGTTCTGGAGTACCACCTGTTCAATGGCAATCAGTCGTTGTATCAGACGGAAGTACAGTTACTACAATGGTTGCAGGTCGTGGTTATTTTATTAATAATACAAGTGCAGCTGGTATTGTAAAACTACCATTAAGTGCAAGTGCAGGAGATTTAATTTCTATTAAAGATTACGCAGGTAATTTTGGTACAAATAATTTAACAATTCAACGAAATGGACACAAAATTCAAGGTGTGGCAAATGATAGTTCAATATCTACAAATCGTGCTTCACTTTCTCTTGTATATGTTGACGCTACTAAAGGTTGGTTATACACAAATGAAAGTAATGTTGCTAGTTTATCGTCACCCCTATTCACAGAAGCAACAGGTGGTACAGTTACAACAACAGGTAATTTTAAAGTTCACACCTTTACAGGAGATGGATGTTTTGTTGTTTCACAATTAGGTAACAGTCCTGCCGTACCAACAGGAGGTCCAACAAATGTTGATTATGTTGTCGTAGCAGGTGGTGGTGGATCTGGTAGTGGTTCACCCGTAGGTCGTGGTGGCGGCGCAGGTGGTGCTGGTGGTTTTAGAACAACATTTCCAAGTCCTAGTTGTAATGCAGGTGCTTTTCCAGTTTCAGTACAAACATACCCCATTACAGTAGGTGGTGGTGGCACTGGCAATCCAGCACCCGTGGCTAACAGAAAAGGATCAAATTCAGTTTTTTCAACAATTACATCAACCGGTGGTGGTGCCGGTGGTACTGCTTATCAAAACAGTCCTTGTGTTCCAGCTGACTTAACAGGTGGTTCTGGTGGCGGTGGCGGTGGTTCAAACTCTGTTGCTCTCATAGGTCAAGGTGGTGCAGGTAATACACCTCCAGTAAGTCCTTCACAAGGTAATAATGGTGGTAATGGTGGAGCTGGTAATGATAACGGCGGCGCTGGTGGCGGCAGCGGAGGTATTGGTGGTGCTGGTGGTACCGGCGGTAATAATGCTGGAGGTACAGGTGGAACTGCTGGTTCTGGTGGTGCAAATAGTATAACAGGTGCAAGCGTCACATACGCTGCAGGCGCTGCTGGTGGTAATGGTAGTGGAAGTGGTGCAGGAACAGCAGGAACTACAAATAGAGGAAACGGCGCTAGTGGTGGTGGTGCCACAGGTGGTGCCGGTGCAAATGGTGGTTCAGGTATCGTTATTATAAGATATAAGTTTCAATAATTAGTCTTTTTTTAGACTACTATATATTAAAAAGGTGAATATACAATGAATTTAACAAACTATTATTATTATTTTCAATCAGCATTAACTCCTCGTCTATGTGATGATATCATCAATTATGGTTTACAACATAAACCAGAAATGGCATTGACCGGTGGTATGCAAGAAAGTTTAGATAGTAAAACCAAATCTGGTAAATTAAAAAAGAAAGCAATCAAAGAACTTCATGTAAAAAGAAAATCCGATATTGTTTGGATGAATGATACATGGTTATATAAAGAAATACATCCATACATAAAAGAAGCAAACGCAAAAGCAGGTTGGAACTTTGATTGGGATTTTTCAGAATCTTGTCAGTTCACAAAATATGGTCTAGGTCAATATTATGGTTGGCATTGTGATAGTTGGGATAAACCTTATAATAAACCAGATGATCCTAACTCACACGGCAAAATAAGAAAATTATCAGTTACAATATCACTTTCACATCCAGATGAATATGAAGGTGGTAATTTAGAGTTTGATATGAGAAATCAAAAAGATTGGGAACGAGATAAAAAGAAAGCAATACATGAATGTCACGAAATAAGACCTCGTGGTTCTATTATTGTCTTTCCTAGTTTTGTTTGGCATAGAGTTGCACCAGTCACAAAAGGTACTAGATATTCCTTAGTCATATGGAATCTAGGATATCCATTTAGATAGGAGTATATTATGGCAGTATTAACAAGTCAAGATCAATTAAATACACAAAACTATTTTTCTTGTCCTGTTTATTCAATTGAAAAACCAGAGTGGGTTCCAAAAATTGATAAAGCATGTGACAAGCACATTAAAGAAGCATATAAAAGAGAAAAATCTAAACTAGCAGAAAAAAAGAAAAACTTAGGCACTAAACATTACAATGCCGTAAAAGATATGGGAATGTCATATCATTCAGGACCTATTGAAAGAGATCCTGCACTACAAGAGTTTGTTCAATATTGTGGAAACACAGCACACAACATATTAGATCAACAAGGGTTTGATATGTCGAAATACACAATGTATTTTACAGAGTGTTGGGTTCAAGAGTTTAGTAAGAATGGTGGTGGTCATCATAACACACACATTCATTCAGATAATCATATATCTGGTTTTTATTATCTTAAATGTTCACCAAATACATCACTACCTGTTTTTCATGATCCGAGACCAGGTGCATTGATGTCTGGACTAAAACCTAAAGACAGAACAGCATTATCATATGCAAATGATCAAGTACATTATATACCTAAACCAGGTACACTAATTTTCTTTAATTCATACATGCCACATCAATATACAGTTCATGATGGTTATGAAGATTTTAGATTTATACATTTCAATATTCAGGCAGTTCGTAATGAGATTATACAAGGAGTGAAAGATGGCGCCTACTAAAACTGAATTTGATAAAAACAATTACATAGTAATTAAAAAAGCATTAGACCCAAAGATTGCAGAATTTGTCTATAATTATTTTTTAATGAAAAGACAAGTCGCAAGAACAATGTTTGATACACGATATATCTCACCCTTTACAACAGAGTTTGGAGTATGGAATGATGAACAAGTACCAGAAACATATTCACATTATGGTGATATTGCAATGGATACTTTATTACTCAAAACACAACCTGTTATGGAAAAACATACAGGTATGAAACTGATACCAACATATTCATATGCTCGTATCTATAAAAAAGGTGATGTATTACACAGACATAAAGATAGATTTTCTTGTGAAATATCGACAACAATGAATCTTGGTGGTGATGATTGGCCTATTTACATTGAACCTAATCCTAAAAAAGGTGGAGTAAAAGACGGACAATACAAATCAGATATGACTGATGGTAAAAAAGTTACTCTTAAACCCGGCGATATGTTAGTATATAAAGGTAATTTATGTGAACATTGGCGTGAAGCATTTGATGGAGAAGATTGTGGGCAAGTATTCTTACATTATAATAACGCAAAAACACCTGGTGCAGACAAAAATATTTACGATTCTAGACTTCATTTAGGACTACCTTCTTGGTATAAAACTAATTGATATACTAATATAACTTACTAAAATACATAAATAGTATGAACAGGAGAATTTTAGTATGCCAACAACCACAGTCACGACTTCGCCAAATGTCGCTGCCATTGCAAACTTATCAATGGATCAAGGGGCAACATTTAGCACAGTTATAACAGTATATCAAAATGATAGTATCTTAAATTTATCTGGTTATACTGCTGCGGCACAAATTCGTAAATCATATTCATCATCTTCATCAACAGCATTTACTACAACAATAGATTCTGATACTTCTACAGGTAAAATTACATTAAGTTTAACTCCAACTCAAACTGCAGCTTTAGAAGAAGGACGATATGTTTATGATTTAGAAATTACTGCATCAGATAGTACCGTTACCAGACCCATACAAGGCACAGTCATTGTAAGACCTAATGTAACGAGATAGATATGAGTAAAGATAATATTGATGTTTCATCTGATTTAAGTTCACTACTAAGTGAATTATCACAAGTAAAAAAAGAAGAACAAAAAAAAGTTCAAGAAAAAGTAGAAAAGATAAATCAAGATACCTCATTTGCTTCGATGATGGCAGAACTGTCTGAAGTAGCAAAAAGCGATAAAAAGAAAAAAGAAGACATCACTACCAAAGAAGAAAAGGTAGGACTATTATCTCAACTATCACAACTTGCAAAAGAAACAAAACCTAAAGAAGAAAGTTATGCTATTGGCACACAAGATTATGTTGATCATACAAAAGAAATTACACCTGGTCAAGAAAAACCAAAAAAG